TATTGGTCTGCAGTCCAAATAGATCCATTTTGAGATTTAAACAAACTTCCCATAGCAAATTGTTGTGTATATACAACTGCTTCAGAATCTGGAAGATTTCTAGACTGAATAGTTTTCTTGCCCATTTCTGCAATGAAAACTTCATATTCAACACTTTCTGGTGCCAACAATACGATAGCGTATTCGAGACCAGGTGCAAGATAAATTGGATAATCAAATACTGCTTTTGTCACTGCAGATGCATCATCCGAAATTTGAATCTGATCTGGTCTTAAAGTAACTGAATTTCCAACAACAATTGTTGTTGGAGTACCCAACTCAACAGTTCTGACTTCAACGGTAAGTGGATTATTTCCACTATCTTTTTTATAGAAATATAAATCAACTTCTGTTAAGAATCCACCATCTTGATCGACCGTAAAAGTTTGAGCAAGGGGATCTTTTCCACCTCCCCTGTTTTGTTGAGGGAATTGTGTTTGTTCAAAGTTTGTTGTAACTCTTGTTATATTTGTAGTAGTTAGACGGGTATTAGTTACTGTTGTTGTATTTGTAATTGTTGTTTCGTACAACTCTAAAGTTCCGTCTGAAATGTAATTAGTTTCAGCAGAAGAAATTGTAGTACTTCCAGGAACAGCAACTTCATTTGATGGGCTAGATGTAATTTTATATGTCTTAGTGCCCGTATTAATTCTTACATCTGGTGCTGGGTTTGTATTTGGATCTCTAATAAAGAAAGAACCGATTAAATCGCCATAATTATCTGAAATCAATCTGAGATCTTTTACATATGCTACAGCACCACTTGATTGCCCAACAAGTTTAGCACCTTTTACTAAATATCCAGAATAAAGACCTTGAGCTTCCTCTGATATTGAATAGGTATCAAGATTTAGAACCTTTGAAGAAGCACTGTATGCATCTGGAATTGACTCAGTTCTAGAATATGGGTTTGTTGTAAATTTAGTTGTTGGAGAGTTAAAGGGACCAATCTTATGAGATGGCATTGCCACTCTAAATGTAATTATTTTATTGTTTTGATTGTCATATCCAATAATGGTTTCTCCAATAGTAAACGCAGATGAAGCTCCATAATTTTCTAATGACTCACTATTAGCAATCTCAATAAGTTTTGGAATAAAGTCTACGGATCCATTTCCGTCTAAAAATTGATAGTATCTAGTATATGGTTTCAAACTAGTAATCGAAAACTCAGTATTTCTAGATCTCATATACTCTTCAGCACGTGCTTCTACCAGTCTTGTAGAACTAGTGCTTCTGACGGAGGAACTACTGGTTTCAGTTACAGACTGAGAGAATTCGGTTGAAAGCTCAGTTCTGCTTGCATTAGCACCATTATCAACTCTAACTGTTCTTTCTCCTAAAACAGTATTATCTCTTTCAACTAAAACAAAATCAGTAACAGATATTGTTTTATTTGGTAGTTGTATTGTCCTAACCCAGTTGTCTCTGTCTGGAGATAATTTAATCGATCCTTTATATGAAATTACGTGGAATGGATTAACGTTTTCAACTTGTGTTGCCAATGGTTGATCAATCCATTTTTCGGATGTATATTTAAGAGTTACAGTGCTCCCTGTTTTTTGTACATTCGAATCTATTAACGCATAATTAGTTGATAGATCTACTTCTTCATCAGTTGTATTGAGTGCTGGAGCAAGATAATTTTTAAGACTATTTCTAGCAATAATGGGTCTCATTTCCTGTAATTCAGGATCTATTTCAAGAAGTGAGAAATTTAAATTAACTCTCTCATAATTTTTAAAATCATCTACGAAAAATCCAGTTTTGAATCTGTTAAATCCTTGAGAATCTTGTATTTGAAGAGTTTGAGTGCTTAACTCTAGCAGTGTTAGAGAAGTTACTCGTTCAAGATTTTTAACTCTATTTTCAATGAGACCAATGTCTCTCATTGTATATCTTCTATTATCTACAAGGGATAATGTTGCACTTTTTGGTGTGTAGAGATATGGTGGAAGATTAATCGTTGCAATCTCCATTACATCATCAATTTTTATTGGAGATTTTGGATTAGATGATGAATTTCCTTGGACATATACAAATTCCCCATTCTTATCAAGATAAATTTTATCTATTCTTCCAATATAATAGTCATATCCAATTATAGTATTCTCATTTGGTGTTAGATTTAACTTAATAGAAGAACTAAAGTTCCTATTTGAAAAATCAAATGGTGAAGAACTCGATCCGGAAAATATAGATACTCTTGGTCTAAAGTCTAGAGTATCTGAAGCTCTTACACTTCTAGTACCGATTAGGGGTACATCATCAGCAAATTGTTCTTTATTATAACTTAAGACTGTAAATACATCACCATTGTCTGTAGTAGGAACACTAAAGTAGTCAAAAACAACCAATATTCGTTTAGATGGTTCAGTTTCTCCTTCGTTTCTTACAATTCTAGAATAATCATAATATTGTTCTTTTTGCCCTTTATCTAATTTAAATCGATTAGTAATATCGTTATAACTTCCTAAAGTTATTGAATCAATTTGTCCTACAATATTAGATTCTTCAAATGTAACATTTTCATTTGTAAGAAATCTATTAGAGTTTAAAAATACAACACCAACGCTATTTGTAGATCTTGTTACAACTCGTGCTACACAACCACTTTCAGAACCAATAATATTTTCCCCAATAATTGCATTTCCACCAATATTCAATACGCTACTAAATGATAAAGTATCTAAAGAAGGATTTGAAGTGTTTAATGATTCATAAACTGCTAAAACTTTCGCAACATCGGGATAATTAAGCGAAATCTCTTCATCTTGAACTCTCAATCCATAGTATGGATTGTATTCGAGACCATCGTTAATGGAAGTACTAATTCCAGTACCAGACTCCAAATACTTTGAGTAAATTACATTTATTGTTTGACTTCTATTATATTGTTTTTCTTTACTCTGGACTCCATTTTTAATAAATGTTGCGTTAATAGATGATGTAGTTTTTCCAGATGTGAGATTTGATAGAGTAACTTGATTATTTGATAAAGAAAATTGATCTGCGGTTAATGATTGGGTAGTACCATCCGTATAGTGTACTGAGTAACGCTCTTCATCAAATCCTTGAAATAGTGCAGTTGTTAATCCTGTTGGTAATGAGAAATCAGAAACCGACAAAACAATTGGACTACTTGAAGATTTTGCACTCGTTGATTGAGCACTAAAAGTTAAAATTGAATCATTTAAGTCAATTGACGATAAATTGGAATTAGGTACTTCAGCATATAAAAATCCCTTTTCAAGATTTCTAATTGTAGGTGCTCCAATACTAAAAGATATATTTGTGGAGGCGCCGATTGCACCATCACAAACTCCAGTGACTGTCGCAATATTTGCAACTGTCATCGAGTTTCCAGTTAAACTAATACTAGTTACTCTATTAAAGTTTTCTACAGACCCTGTTGAAGTTTGATATTGGATAATACTTCCAGGTTTAATTGCATTAAAAAACTTTCCTGGAGAAGTTACTACACCACCAGCACTAATATTGACGGTATCGGAAGCATTAAATCCAATAGGAAGTTGTTTAGATAGAACTGAATCGCCTATAAATGCTGTGGTAAATCCAGAAACGGATGTAGATTGATAAACTTGTTTAATATCTTCACTATTATATACTGTAATATTTGCAATAGATCTTGGATATATCTCCAAACCATTAATGATAATTTGTTCACCTTTGATAAAAGTTCCTGAAGTTTGCCTTACACTAACTGTAGTTGTTCCATTTCCTGCAGAAACCACATATCCACTTGCTCCACTACTCTTTCCTTTAATAAATGAGGAAGCAGGTAACTGAGATTGTGATAATGCTTGGTTTAAAATTAAAGTTGTATATGTTTGGATATCATATAGATATAAGTCCCAATTTGTAGATGCTGATGAATAAGCGGCATCAGTTAATCTAAAATTATAAACTCTTGCGTCCCCAATTTTAGTTGTAGAACTAGGATTTCCAGATGCACTTCGTCTTACGGAGTGAAGTTCTACAGATTCATTCTGTTTTGGAGATCCTGTTATATTATTAATTCTCAATAAACTTCCCATTTCGAATGGGATGCTTACATTATCTACATTTTGAGTATCTCTGGGTTTTGATACGTCTAAAATTGTAGTGGAAATTTTTTCAATATCATATCCCCTCACATATGCCTTACCTGGAGATAATTTAATACACAATAAATCATCTGATGGTGTATTTCCACTTTCTGTTTTTTGATCTTTAAAAAATAAACCATTATTTCCAAGTCTATTATTTAAAGAATCGTGAAGAGAAACTTTGAAAGGAGATACTGAATAATTTCCAGATTCATCATATGTTCTTTGTGCCAAATAATCTTTAATGGCAGAATATTCGGTATTTGTGTTTAATTTTTTAACTTGTCCAGCATCTAATCTAAGAAGTTCAATAAAATCTACATCACTATCTACACTATCAATTGTCTTTTTAGTTAAAGATAGACCTATTTTAAATCTATCTGCTCCAGGAGCAGCATAGTTAGTAAATCCTTTTGCATTATCATATAGAGAATCATCTTCCTTTGCGGTTATAATTTCTTCAGATACTTTAAGACCTACTCTATATGATGGTGTATTAGTATAGTAATCTAAAATGATTGTTTGCTTTGAAACATTTACAAAAGTTCCTCTTACAAAATAAATTCCAGTGTCAATGGAAACGGCAGAACCAACAGCAGTTGCATCAGTAGAAATGAGTGATGCAAAAGGATTTCCTGCTACGATGGTAGTATTTCCATAAACAACATTTTCACTAGAAACTAATGATTCACCATTTTGAAAAGGTGTAATTGAAAAATTTTCTCCTGAGTCATTATATTTTACATATAATGTAATATACTCTAAATTGTTAATTAAATCTGGTACTTCAATTTTCTGAATAATGCCAGTTACTCCAGATATTTGTCCTGTGATTTTTTTACCTAAAAATTGATTAATGTAAAGTGAAATATTTACACCAAAATTAGTAGGGTTTAATTTAACAGCATTAAATTGCGGATCATAAGTCAAGTTTCCTGGAATTACTACAGACCCTTCTTTAAAAATATGACTACCAAAGGATTCAACTTGATTTTGTAAGATTGATTGAATATTATTTAATTCTCTTGCTTGTACAGGTCTTCCTGGATTAAAAAGAACTTTATAAAAATTCTTTTCGGCGTCAAAATCATCAAAATATGGGCTTACATTTAAGTTTGTTTTTTGTGCCATTGGTTAGAATTCCAGGATAATTTTAATGTCTTCTTTTTGTCTAACATTACGAGATACAAGAGGTCTATTGTCAATATAAATTACATCCCCTGTTTTTTTATTTATTTCAGGATTTGCAAGACCATTTGTGAATGTCACTCCAAGATTAATAATTGAATTGTTTACCGTAGTTGTAATTCCAGAAAAAGAAGATATTTGTCCAGAAAAACCACTTGTTTCACCGACTACATTTCCTCCAGAAGAACCAAAGTTAATATTTGCATTTGCTTCTGTGGAAACTCCAACATAATCAGTTTGATCGTATGTGGAACCATAATATAGAGATCGATCTCTAAAATATTTTAAAACTTTTGTATCTGAATCATAAGAAGCAACGTATCCAACAGCGATTCCTGTAGAAACTGTTTGACTAATTTTTTCTCCAACTTCAGGTAAGAATGAATTAACTGAGTCGAACTGCATTGCATATAATCCGGAAAATTCACCCCCACTAAAAGTTTCTGTAGATATGAAAGACGTTGGATTTTTTAAAATTCCAATCTGACAAAATTTTGTATTTGTTGGAAAATCTCTAGTAGAATCATCAAATCTTGCATATATCATTACTCTATCAGCACCCAATTCTTTATATAAATCAAATCCGTGCCCTCTAGATGGCGGTATAATGGGGATTAACTTTGCTGGGTTACTGATAGTGCTTCCTGGTTGTAGAGGACCCAAATCGACGATTCCATAGGTGTATCCGGTGCCTCCAGATGTTACGGTAGTATCTGTAATTTCTCCATTAGCATTTGTTTGTACAAATACTCTTCCCCCAGTACCATTTCCTAAAATATCTACTTCACCTGAAGTATAGTTGGAACCAGAATTATCAATGTATACTGTTTTAATTTGATTATTGTTTATTGAGGAATCGCCATTTTCTCTTACTGCAACAATTTGAGATTCGGTAGATGTTTCCCAGTTATTTGGTAGTGTTATATATTCTGTTGAATCAAATTTTATAATGTCTGAAGGAGCAACTGTAAAAAGATATTTCCAAACATATCCATCTTCTCCAGTTCCAGCTATCGTAGGTTCTAAATCTGTAGTAGTTGGTTCATATTGTGATTGATTTCCGGTAGTATTAATGCCACTAGATCCATTTTCAATGCATATGTAAACATTATAATCACTGTTTAATACATAATATTCCGAATCATAAAGTCTTGCTCTTCTTGATACTGGGGATAAGTTTTCAATGCTATAGTCGTGCCTATACATATCATATTTCTTACCTCTTACCCAATCAACTCTTTTAACAACTCTTCTTATATTTGAAGAAGTAACTTTTTTTCCAAAAAGAAGAGTATCTTCATACTGAGTCAAATAATCTAAGTTGTCTGTGGGATTGGGAACTACACCATTGGTTATTCCTGGTCCATCCCAATTCACATTTCTAGCAAAACCAGTATAGAGATTTGGATTAGTAAGGCCAACCCAAACATAATATGAATTAGAAGAATCGTCGATGGATTCTATAAAATTACTGGCGTTTAAGATTCTAAATTGATCTGTTACAAGTGCAGACATCTATATGATTCTTTTTGTTATATTTATATTGTGTTATAGATCCTTTTTCAAAGATCCGTTACTTCTTAGACCATATCCTCTTCTTTGAATAATTGGATATGTGGACAGTCCGGCATTATATCCAAGTGTAGTGATTCCAACACTGGATGTATATCCAGTTACTCCTATTGAAATTGGATTTGCAGATCTGGAGAATCCAGATAATCTTCCCCAAGATAATCTACCAATTGGATAATCAAGTGTTCCTGTAGTAGCGATTCCAACAATAGAAGTATTGGATGCAATATTGCAAGTTATAATTCCTAAGGTTGAATTAATTGCGTGAATTTGATAAATGTTATTTAAGAAAGAGGTGCTAATAGCAACAATGTCAGTATTGCTGGTGTTAATAGATGTTACACCTTGTCCAACAGAGGTTTCGGAAATATAAATTGGATATCCAACTTGCAAATCTGGGAATGAGAATGGATCCCTATCTAAAGTAAACTTGAGTGCTAAAGGAGCTCCTATTCCATTTGCAGTCTCGATACCAATAATCGAAACATCGTATCCCTCTACATCCGATATATCAGTAATAATTTCATATTCTTCAGCGGAATCATTTGAGAAGATGAAAGCATCAAAATTAATCGGAGACTGATTTTCATAATCGAAAAGACTACTATCATCAACAAATATTTCACTTGTAGAATTGTTAAAATCTCCAATAATATTTGCAGTAGGATAAATTTGTGACTCTAAAGAATCTCTTGATTTGGAAATATTTTCACCATTAAGTATTAAATCTGTTTTTTGTTTAGTCCAGTAAAGTGGTTTATTATTGATTTCATCAACTCCTTGATTTACATAAAGATTAGTCTCAATCTTATCTGAAGCAGATATGTCATAAATTATTCTCTTCTCTTGAGTAATCGTATTTTGAATGTTTGCATTATTACTGAAAATTTGAACAGTATCACCAACTTTGACAGTTTCTACAGCATTAATTTGAAGAGTATCTTGATCTCTAGTACCGCGATAGAAAAATATTGATATATCATCTTCAGGTTCTGGAGCAACAGAGAATGTAAATGAAGTTCCACCATCAAACTGGTAGGAAATTCCAGGTTCTTGTAAAACACCATTAATAAAGATAAGAATAACAGAATCTAGATCAATTAACTGTGAGTCTGGATCATTCTCATCAATTTCAAGACTAAGAAGTTCTGAATTATAGAAAAGTGGAAATCTAGTTCTCACACCATCTTGATATTGTTTGACAGAATCAATATAATCTAGTTCACCAAACTGCCAAGCAGAGAAAGAATCTGTAAATACATCAAGAACGGTTAACTCAAACTCACTTATGGGTGATGAAAGACCTTTTGCAGTTACTAATCCTACTGGTTTAAATACATCGCCAACTCTAAATGAGTAACCATTTCTAGTAATTTTAAATGTTTTAACCTCAAACAAAGTAGATCCGATTCCTGTAGTAGTTGAACTTGCACCTACTTCAATATTTAAAAGAAGTCCAATTCCAGTATCTGTAGTAGATCCAATTCCTAATCTTGAAACTCCAGTTACAGATAGATTTTCATATGATGGAGCAGATACGTTAATTGATGGGTTTGTATACCCTGCACCTGGATTGACAACGTTAAATGATAAAGTTCCACCAGCACCTACATTTGCCGTTATAACTGCTTCGGTTCCAATGTGTCCACTTTCGGTAACTGCGACAGAGACTGGATAACGATAACCAGATCCAATAATGTCCATTGTTCCAATTCCAATGGCAACAATAGTTCCACCAGCACCAACAACGGCAGTAACCGATGCTCCAACCAGAGGTGCTATACCTAAACCTCCGGTAGACCCAAGAGATACAATTACACCACCACGCGGTAATTGATTTTGATTAATATCATATTCTGATGTAAATAATGTATTATTAGTGGAAGTTATTCCGGTAAAAGTAATGCTTGTAATACCTAAATTTTCTGTTATGGAGTAATTATTTGAAGAATTGTTAAAAGTAGTTGGAGATTGGAAAATATTATTAATGAATACAATTCCATTTCCACCAGAGGTTCCTAATCCTACTGTGTTTATTCCCTGAGTAGTTAACATAAAGGTTTGTCCAATCCCAGTAAATTGATTGGAAATATCATCATAGACTTGATTAGTGGTGTAGTCTTCACGTAAGAAAACTCTACCACTGAAAGATGCCCTTTCTCTTGGTAAATTAGATTCACTTGGTCCAAATAAATCAAGTGAGTTTCCTCTAGGAGCTTCTGTAAAATAAATTTTATTTTCTGAAATATTATAAGATCCTCTGTAAATTCTAGCGATAGAAGTATCAGTATGTAATCCTGCGGTAGATCCTACAAACCCACGTGTCACTTCTACAAGAGGAACACTGCCACTAAATGTAATTGGACCTATACTCGTAGTTCCTAGACCAACATTTTCTATTCTCATATATTCATTATCAACTTTTAATATATCTGTTGGAGTAATAGAACTAATTCCACTTAACGCAAAGATAGTAGAAGCCGTTCCAATTTGACCACCATTACCAGATAACGTATGAGTTATAGAGGAATATGAGAGAGGACTTTGTACTACATCATTAATTGAGATTACAGTTTTCTCATTCTTTTTATACATTTCAAATTGATGAGCATTTCCTATACCCAAAGAAGTAAATGTAACTCCAATTCCTTGAGATGCATAATCTTTCCTAGTAGAAATTCTAAAAGAATCATTGCTTTCTTTAATTGCATAAACAACAGATGGTAGTATTGTTGTAACAACACCAACGTAATTTGCTGTAGAACCAATTCCCATAGCAGAAGTTCCAATTCCAATGAAGGATGATTTTGGAGTGTAGATTAACTGCTCTCCCGTGCTATAAAAATGATTTGGAATGGTAAAGATTCCTGTAGAAGGATTTAAAACATCAGCATCTGATGGATCAAATGTCTTCATAAAAATTGGTACACCTTCATATTCGGTTTCAAAATCATACTTATCAATATTAGATGAATTTGCACCAAAATATTTTGTAACTTTAACTGATTGTTGAACTGGAGTATAATTTAGTGCAGGAGGAACATTAACTGTATCTAATCGTGTGTAGAAATTCTCACTAAATGAAAGTATCTCCAAATTTCCAGAAATTGATGGATCTGCATAAAATTTAACTATAAAATCATTTCCAGAAAGTTCTGCGCCAAAAGTTCCTATTCCTGAAGTGCTTCCTATCGATAAAAATGGATATTGAACAGAATAAGCATTATTTCCTTCATTAATTGCCATTACTTGATGTAACGCACTAGTCTCTCCAAAACCAACTTTAATTACTGATTTTGATGATGTAAATAGCGATTTATCTAAAACTAAGACGCTTGTGGATCCTGAAGAAATATTACTGAATTCGGATTGGAATACTACAGTTCTTTCATTTCCATCAGATTGACCGGGAAGTTTAAATCTATAATTCCCAGTTCCAACTGCTGTGGTTCCAAATCCAACATTTTTAGTTCTAACTGTAATTGTTTCTGATGAGGTATTTGTATAGTTTAAAGATAAAATTCCACCAGTGATGGATGCCCCAAAAGATCCAATAAAACTGGAACTTGTTTCGGTTAAATCATCATCAAAGTAGTACTCACTAATGTACGTGTTTGTACCATCGTGCGTTAAATAAACTTCAACATAATTCATATCAGAACTATCACTATTCAAAATATGAATATTTGAATAAATTGCAGAATATTTTGACGAATTTAAATCAAATATTGAAGTTGTTATGCCGCTTGAAACAATTTTATTTGCCGATATTAAGTCCACAAATCCAACACTTTGAGTAGTACCTACTCCAGTTTTAGAAGTAAATGTATCTTGTAAAATTTTAATATCAAAATCTGAATTGTTAATATCTTCTGGTTCAAATCTTAAATAGAAATTAAGTCCATTATCTACATAACCTTCAATATTTGCTAATACATTTTCAGAATTTAATGAACTTAATGATGCTTTTTGTAAAGTAAAAATATTTTGATCGTCATTAATTGTTATCAGTTCAGTAAATTGAGTTTCATTAGTAAAAATATTACGAGTTTGAATCAAAAATCTATTGTAATTATTTCCAGAATTAATTTGTGCTATGTTAGATATGCCGATTGATTCGTCATTTTCACTTGAAAATAGAGAGCTAATGTCATCTATTTTTAAAACTCTATTAGTCTTACAAAGAATATAGTCTGTAAGAGCTACATTATTAAATTTAATAAACTTTGATTTATTTTCAAATGTATCAATATCAACAACTAAGTCCAGATTATTGATTGTATCTACTCTATTGTCACTTTCAAATACATTTAATAGGGATAAGGTAGACTCTGTGGTTCCTATTCCCGATTGAACATTTTGAAGAAGTTGAGTATCCGCAAAATTTTTCGTTCCACTAATATGCAATAAGTTATTAACTGGAGTAACAATTTCTTCCCAAGTTTTGCTACTTTTTACAGAATAAGATAAATTTTGATAATAATCATTATCTGAAGTAACTTGGAAATTTTCACTTAGTTTTCCAGTATCAGATTTCCAACCAAATTTTTGGAGATTAAAGTAATCTACATTATAAACAGCATCAACGAACTTAACTGAGTCAATAGTTGCTACGTTGGAAGATTCATTTCCTCTTATTATTTCACCCTCAGAAAGTTCATAATTTCCAGATACTCTAACAAAATTTTCATCACAATTAACTACATCCAAATCTCTAACTACAAATCCACTTCCATTATTTGAAGATAATTTTTCTCCGACTAAAAATGGAGAAAACTTTTGTATAGGTTCAAATTGTGGATAATTGTTAAAATTGATTATTGTAGCATAAGACTCTTGAATTGTTTTTGCTATTCCAGGATTTGTAGACAATCCTGACAGGTTAAATTCTAATTTAGCGGGATTTATATTTTGGAAATTAGTAACCGTAAAAAATTGATATCCATAATTTGAAGAATTGAATCCGTCCCCAGCAGAACCACTTTTTTGAATTCCCTCGACAAAAATTTTATCACCAATTGCAAATGGTGCTGATGTAAAACCTGCTAATGGAGTTGTTAGGAAGCAAGTAACCACACCAGAAGAAGATTGAATTGTGTTTATTGAAATGCCATTAGAATTATTAATTGCTATAATTGTAACTGGATTAATTGGGAGACCTTTTGGTTCATTTTCGATGGTTACAGATACAATAGAAGAACCAGATAAATTCGCTCTAAGCAATCCAGAGTCAATTAATTCTCTAGTGTCACTATCAACACAGATTAAATCTGGTGATGATGTATAGTTCTGTCCACCATTCAATATATTAATAGTTTCAATTGTATTTGAAGATGAAATATACGCAAATTGTGGTATAGAAGCTGTTGGTCTTAAAGTTTTATCTGATGAGTATTCAAAACCTTCATTGATAATTCTACTCTGCTTAAGTTTACCAATGGTTGTTGAAACTGGAACAATAAAAGCACCAGATCCATTTTCACTGTTTACTGTATCAAATAGTGGAAGAGATGAATATGATGATCCCCCAGATAAAAGTCTTACCTTATGAATACCACCAATTGCAGTTTGTGAAGTAGTAGAATACTGAATAACATCACAATCATCTTTCTCATAATATGTATTTTCTGGAATCTGTTTAAGAGATACTGTAAAAGTGGTATCACCAACACTTGTAACATTATACTGACCATTGTACAAACTATTTTCGAATACTATCTCGGAATAATTTGTAACATCTGTATCGGCAGTGCTTATATATCCAGACTTTTCTAAGTTATAATATAATTTTTCAGGTACACCTTCAGAGTAGTTTAATGTTAATGAAGCAGTTGAAGTTAGTCCAACAGTTCCTACCCCTATGACAGAAAGAGACTCTGTAGTTGCGATAGAAACAAATTCCTTTGTAAAGTTTGAATCATAATAAATTTTAAAATCATATCCAAATAGTGAAGAATCTGAGAGGTTAAAAATTACATTATTATTTTTAGTAAATCTAATCTGAGGATTTACAAGACTAATTTTTTGACTTCCGGATCCTGTTCCACTTATTGAAACTGTATGGGGTGGGGAATTAAGAGAGTCAAAAAGAGTTTCGCATAATTTAATTGTGTTTTCATCAACTCTATATGTGAAATAGTTACCTGTTGATATTCCTGATGGCAAAGTACCTAGAGACTCATATAAAATTTTATCTCCAGTTTTTAAATTATGGGAATTTATTGAAATAGTATTTGTAATTGTACTAATTCCTGTTGAGTTAAACACAAGAGGATTAAATACAATTTTTTGTGTTAAAGAATCTAATCTAACATTAACTGAAGTTGAAGTTCCAATTCCGACTGACAAGTCGGGTTTAACTTCCAAACTAATCTCATCTCCAATTCTCAATTGATGGGAAGTGGATGCAGAAACAACTGAAAGTATTTTATCAACTTTTGCTTTTACTTGAGGTAAATTTGATTCTACAGAATATTGATAGTTATTTGTACCTGACGATAAGAAGAATAAACCACCGGTTGTTGTAAGACCGACACTTGTTACAATACCAATATAATCTTTAGATTTATTGACAACATATACAACTTCAGAATTGCCACTTAAAATATTAAATGACAGACTTGCAGGAGTATTAGAAACTGATATTGCACTAGAACCGGATGGTTTTCTAAGAACAACTTGTTGATTTGTTTTGAATGGGTGATTTGGTAAAAATATACTTTGTGTTGGAATAAAAGTAGTATATGTAGTAATTCCAATTTTATAATTTACAGAATCCCCAGACCCTGGTGTAGTTCCAATTCCAATTGATTCCACTGGATTGAAATATATCTTGGAATTAACTTGAGAATCGAAATATAATGTAGATTTATTAACCGTAAACGAATCTGGAAGAAAATATACTGGAGTTGTCTGAGTATGAGATACTCCTGCACTTGATCTACTAACCCGTACAACTCCAAAATTTGAATAAGTATTCAGAACTGAAAAAATTTCATTTTCTATTTGAATACTACTACCAATTGAAATATTTTGGGGAACGGAAGTTAAATAAACATCAGTAACAATTCCAGTTAAACTGAAATTTGGAATGTCCTTATCAAGAGTTGTAACGAATGTTGTTAAACCTACAGTATAATCGCCATTCAAATCAGAAACTTGAGTTGATAATCCAGATATATTAATATTATCTCCGCTTCTAAAATTATGATATGGTGAAATATAAATTTTAACTTTACTTCCACTTTCCCATTCAATGATAGAATTAGTATAAGACTCTACCGTAGTATTAATATTAACAATATCTTTTCCTACTATTCTAGATACTTCTGCACTAATTCCCCCTCCACCACTAGTGGTGTCATCAAAGATTACAGAGTCTCCTATTGCATATCCCGAACCAGATTTAACAATTTCAAATCCAGAAACACTTCCAGTAGATACTGATTCTACTAGTGTTTTTTGCTGTATTATTTCATTTGACTCTATGATAAAATCATTTCCGGCATATTCTTCATTTACATTATATGGTAAAGTATTTCTAAGTAGTTTTGAGTTATTGAAGTTGAAAGACTGATTTAAATCAATATTTTCAAGTAAATATGACGATCTGTATTCATTTCCTATAAAATATGGAAATTTACCTACAAGTTGCCCATCCAGATTGTTTTCTGTTGTAGCAAAATATGCATAAACTCCTTCAGGAAAATCTTTAGTTTTTCCAAATCTACCATTATATTGATCTAAGTCCCCACTTTCTGTATATTCATAATCCTCAATAAAGTATCCATAAGGAAAATCTGTAGTAGATGGTCTATTTTCTAAAGTGATAATAGAATATCCAGGTTGTAATTTTTTTATAGGTGAGTTTATATCATTTGGATCAGAATATCCAAATGATCCATAAATTGGATTTCCATCATATGCCCATCCAATAATATCAGAGTGTTTCCCAGACAAATCTCCATTATCATTAAAGTTGGTTTTTATATTTTGAGAATATCCAATAACTGCATATTCTAAACTATCATTATTTTCAATTAATACTTCACTTGATGGATTTCGATAAAATTCATTTTGAATTCCATATTTGTAGGAGTTATTAAGAGTAAGTTCTCTAACGTTTACTCTTAATACTTCATTTTTACCTGATGAAACTGCTTTAATTGTTATATTTGTAGATGTATAACCTGTACCTGGATTTACTACAACTACATCTGATATCTTATTATTGGAAATAATGGGTCTAATAATAGCCCCCACTCCACTTCCAGTAATAACTAAATCTGGAGTAGAATAATATTCAGTACCTCCATATAAAACTTGTACGTCAGTTATTCTTCCATTTGTAATAGTTGGTCTAAATTGGGCATTTTTTCCATTTTTAATGATAATTTGAGGTCTCTTATGAACATTTAATGTTGTTGACCCATAGTTAGATCCTCTATCATAAACATAAACTTCAGAAATTTTACCCCTTATAATTGGAGTCGTATTAATTATTCCTCTAACTTGAGTACTTCCAAGACCAACAGAAGAATATTCTACGTTCAACTTAATATCTGGATATTTAAAAGTTTGATAACCACTACCAGTTGAAGTAAACTTTACATAATTTTTTCTTTGATAATTGGAAGTATCTGTACCGCCAATACCAGCATTACAAAGTCTAAATTTATCAGAATTTAATTTTAGAATTGTATAGTTATTAGAGGTTGAAAGACCAGAAATTGAAGACGTTTCATAATCATAAGAAACAATCTCGCCATCACCAAACCCGTGATTTTTAAATGTTATAGTATGATCATAAGTGGAAATACCAATCGGAGATACTCTAAGTACCCTATTTGCGTATCCAGATCCACCATTAATTACTGAAATGCCAGTAAGTTTATTTTTGGGTTCGGTTTTAAACTTTTGAATTCCTGAATTTCCGATAGTTGTAAATCCTACCGTATTAATTCCAGTATTGTAGTCGGAAAGTGATTGATATATTTCAATTGTTGTATCGTTTATAACTTTAGTATAATAAGTATTTCCACTTATCAAAGTTTTAAACTGATTTAGATTTGAACCATTAAAAGTTCCTACTCCAATTGCAGAATTAAAGTTACTATCATATACTATTGGTTGCCCATTAATTAAGTTGTGAGTTGATGCAAAAGAAATTCTATCATTAATAACATCTAATCCCCCACCATTTGAAATTGTTCTAGCATCAAATTCAATCTCTCTGATGCTTTTTTCAATAATTGGATTAAAACTTGCTCCAGACCCATTTCCACCAGTCAAAGCGACTGAAACAATCACATCAATATTAAAATCCTGAGGATCTACAAATATTTTTTGAACAGACCCGATTACCACAGGTTGGATAAGTCCATCACCATAGGATAGTTCTAATAAAGGAGGATTAACTACATCAAAATCTTCACCACCATTTAAAACATCCACATTTTCAATCGGACCATAATAAATCTTATCATTTGTTTTAAAACTGTATATTTCAACACCATTCTTCAACATTCCAATTGAACCAGGAAGTGTTTGATGATTTTCATTACTTCCTAAATCAGGATCTAATTTAAATTTTTTAAATACCTTTTGTCCTGAGATTTTATTTGATCTTTGAGAATAAAGTGTAAAATTATGTGTTCCTGAGGGAGTTGAAGACTGCCCTGCTCCAAAGTAAAAAAAGTCATCAGTTCCAACTATAGGTCCACTTAAATATAATTTAATTTGTCTTTTATTACTTAAAACTTCTACAAAATAACTTCCCTCACTTAACCCAATAATTGGATTATTCTCATCTGGAGAATAAAAAACTCTATCACCATTTATAAAAGAAACTTCAGTATTAAAGTCAATAATAGAGTATGATTGGGTATTAGAATCATATCCAGTTAGTTCAAAAACATCATACCCAAATACATCAACTTGTATTTGGTACGATGGTAATGAATTAGAAGCAACATAAAAATGATCAGGTCTTTCAATATAAACATTTTGAACATCAGATATTACTTTATTGTTTCCAAAATCAATAGGAACAATTGAGGAAGAAGCTTTCTTAATTTTTCTTCTAATATCATATTTGTCTAAGGGATTCAATAAAGATGTGCTTACGTTAATTGTAGCTACGTTTCCTGAAACGGAACTTACAGTGACATTTTCAAATCCGGAAATTACAATTTCAGTATTTCTTTGTAAAATTTCAACAAAATCACCAACAGTTAAACTAGATGAATCTATATTTGATTTTGTAGTAATTGTATTTCCTACAAAAGATTCAATTTGATATCTTGAGCTTGTATTGTAAATCCAAGAATTTGCAAATATTTCTTTTGCACTATTTCCTTTTTGAATTATTTCCCCAAGATTTTTTGGTGAAATAATGTCATTATCTAACAATTGATAATTTGCAGTTTCAATATCAAGATTAGATAATACTCCAGTGATTCTAAACTCAACTTTTTTAGTTAGGTCCCCATCTTCATATCCATAATAAGTCTCATTGGAAATTAAAGACGAAGTTTTTGGTATCGTTATTGAATTTGAAGAATTTACATAACAACCTAAAAATTGATTTACACTTTTATCCGAATAGACAATTTCATTAGATCCGAAGAAAATACTTCCAGAATTATCAAATCCAACAGTAGAATCAACACTGATAATAGTTGTTCCACTTTCTAATGGTGTTACAATTGCTTCTTCAATAACCTTAGTGTTTGGTGTGATAACAAATGTTCCAGTCACATTTGGATAAGTATCATCATATCCAACAAAAAAGTTAAGTTTGTAATATGTTACACCATTCCGAGTAATAGTTTCTACTTCAGATACGGCAGCACTTGTAAATTCATCTGTGCTTTTTTTAATTGTTTGACCAACTAGTTTTGTTGGATTGCCAGAAATATTGCTTATAATCGCAACATCCCTCCTAATGTAACCAGCATCTGAAGGTTTGATTAAAAATCTTTCAAGATTAATTATGCTTGGGGTTTCCCCATATAAAACATTGAATAAAATTCTAAAAGACTCTGGAGTTCCTTTAGATTCATATAAAGTTCTTGCTTCCTTTATGAAATTACCAACATCAAGATTTTCAGTAAAGTCTAATCCTTCTAGACCTGGAGTTAAACTAAATTTTATTTTTTTATAAAATTCCTGTAAAAAGAGAGAACTTAAGTTTTGTACTGAAGATCCTGATGTATGAGAAGATGCGGAAGACTGACTAAAAACTAACTCACCATACTGTAAATCTTTATGGTAGTTTGTAACGCCACTAAATCCTCTAACACATCCTGTAAAAGTATTACCCGATATGGCAGTATATGTAATTATTTCTTCATCAATTTTTAAAAGACCGTATCTTGCAGGAAATCCTCTAGTGCTAGATACAGAAATATTAACCGCAGATGACGTAATATTTTCCTCAAGAGTTGTATAACCAACAACTACTTCTGGAGTAAGATTGTCAAGTTCAATATATTGATCTAAATTTTCTGCAATATCTACAGGACCACCTTGATATTCTTGAGAAATATAATATTGCTTTAAAAATTCCGCAGCCTTTGGACTTTCATCTAAGATAAATTCTGGAAGTTGACTATCAATTATTTGCTGTATTTTTACCCTAGATTCAAAACCCGTCTGTATCATACTACGACCTCATTAATTTCCCGTTTGAGTAACTTGAACGATACGAATTTTTTGTAAAAACAGTGCCGGAGATATCCTCTCCAGACGCAATTGTATCCTTTACCATATTTATTTGACTTTTTGAAACGTCAAAAGACACGTAAAGATCTTTAAGACCAACAACATCATTTGACTCTGGATATGCTTGTATTTCGATTAGATCATTTACTAAATCCGTCGATGTAATTGTAACTGTATTGAGAATTATTTCACCATTTTCGTAATTAACAACACCAGCAGACTCAATAACTACAAAAGGTTCTAATGATGTAGTGTTAATTCCTGCAGAAGTTTGAAGTGGTTTTACAATTGAAATGATTCCAGTTTTACCATCAGAATTTGGGGTATCTGTGAGATATACAGTATCCGATTCATTTAAAATTTTAAATCCAGTTGATTTAATATTATATGCAATATTATTAAAGGTTTCATTTATATGAAATTGATTTCCAAAACATATCTCATATTGAGCTGGTCGATTGATAAGTGCCTTCAAATCTCTTCTAATTC